GTGGCTATTTAACTCTTAATAGAATTAAGGTTACTCTAGGTGATTCAGGTTATTACGAAGCTAAGTTAAAATCTTTTGGTAGAGAAGATCGTGTTATTACATACGAGTCTGCTACATCAGGTACTTACCGAGCCAATACAGCTTCTATTCGTGATGAGACTACTTTAACAGTTCCTGTATACGATAAAAATATTAATTTTAATTTAGAATTATCTTCTAAACACCCTTCTCCTACTACATTGTATGCAATGGAATGGGAAGGTAATTATACCAACAAGTATTATCGAAGTGTCTAAAGTCGAAATCCGCCCAGCAACAATTGAGGCTGCCATTGAGGTAGCCTCTAACTTGCTTCCTGAGGACCGCAGAGAGGTTATAGAGGGGCATGGCCATGATCCTATGGTTGTGCTCCCTGAAGCTGTTTCTAAAGGCTTCTGCGTGTACTTTACGATGCCTAACGGCAAGACTGCCGGTATGGCAGGTATTCATGACAACGGAGCTATCTGGATGTTATGTACACCAGTAATTCGTGACTACCCTGTCGCTTTTGCCCGCGAAGCAAAACGTTTTATTGAGAGCAGAAAAGAGAAGCTGCTCTTTAATATTGTGGATGCACGTAATGTGACCCACGTAAAACTTCTCAGATTCCTTGGGTTTAAGTTTATCCGAGTGATTACTCATGGACCCAATAACTTACCCTTTATAGAATTCTGTAAATTATGTGCGACCCAGTAAGTGTAGGTTTGGGTGCGGCTACGGCTGGAGCCCAAGGTTTCGGGGCATACGCTAAGCATAAAGAAGGTCAGATGAAAGCTGACGCTGCTAATGCTGCTTCGATTAATAAATTTAATTACGAAAACGATCTACAAACTTTCAAGAATAACGAACGGGCTGCTATTTATCGGCAAAAACTGCGTGAGTATGATGCCAGCCTTCTTTCATTTAAAGAAGCTGCTTATGCTGGTTACCGTAAAGAGCAAGAACGTTTGAACGAAGTGTATGAATCTGCTAGGTTTACTACACAAGGTCAAGCAGTAGAGCTTCTACAAAAACAAGGTGCTTTAAACGCTAGCGGCATTGCTCAAGGTACAAGTACCCGTCGAGCTGCTGCTAATCTTGTGGCACAGTATGGTTACAACCAAGCTATTCTAGCACAAAATATTATTGGTGCTCATGGACGCTTCCGTAGTTCCATTGAAGACATCAATCGTCAATGGCAGTCTGCTCAGAACCGTGCCTACAGTCAAGTTGCAATGGCTCCTCGGTTTGGTCCTCGTCCTCAAGCTCCTGAAATGGTTCAAGGTCCTAGCAACCTCAGCCTTATTGCTGGTCTTGCCAACGCTGCTGTGTCTGGTATTACTACTGGAGCAAGTTTGGCTGCACCTAAAGCACAAACAGGTACCCCTGGTCCTGACCTAGACTACAGTGGTGGTGCTATGACTGATGCCTTCGATAGCAGTGCAACTGGCATTGATTTTGGTGGGTTCGGTGGTGAATCAGGTATTGACTGGAACCAAGGTTTCGGTGTTTCTGACAAATTTAAGTGGACTGACTAATGGATCTAAATTTAAGTAAACTTCAATACCAGCAGTACGCTGAGAAGGGACAGTTCGCTCCTATTGATCAGGTTGAGCTTTCCCCTGGTATGCAACGCGAGTCGGATTTGTATAGTCAAGACTTACAAAAATACTACGACTGGAAGTCTTACAACGACAAAATTAACATTGCCAATGCTGAAATTAAAGGTCAAGACCTAGTTCAGCTGGCTGAATACTCTTCTACGTTTGCCAATCAATTAGTTGAAAGGCAGAAAATTGAAAACGAAAAAGCTCGTGAGGAAGAGTATTCCCGCTTCTATCGAGATGGTGTTGCTGATGAAGATATGGCTACATATCGATCTCAAATGCAAGAGATGGAAACAGCCTATGCTGAAGGTAACTACACCAAAGCTCAACTTATTAAACAAGGAGTACCTTGGCTACTTACTCATAAAATTGATCAACTGAGTGGTTGGCGTAAAGTTGGTGCTGTTCAAGGTCTAACTGAAAGTTTGGCTACTAACCAGTATCCTGCAGCTCAGCAAAAGTTTAAGGCTAAGCTGGAGATGGAAAATCCAGGTATGTCTACTCCAGAAAAAATGGAGCGGTTGGCAGCATGGCGTCAAAACTGGATGAAAAGTGTAGGTTTTACTGAAACAAATCCTGCGCTACTAGAAGATAAAGCTTTCCCTTTGATGCGTCGTACAGATGCTGCGACCCTTGGTTCTTGGATTTCTGCCGATGAAAATCGTGCCAAAGATAACCTTGAAGAAGAAGGCAACTCTTTGATGCGTACTAACCCTGTAATTAATTATGCTAGGGCTCAAGAGTATTACGTTGAAACAGGGCGTTACAATCGAGCACAAGCTAGGGCAAAAGCTCTTGGTCAAATTAATGATAATCAGACTCTAGACAAAGTAGCTGGTACTATGTCATGGGATGGTAAAACTCTCAATGGCAAAAAGTACGAAAAAGATTTTTACAAGCGTAGTGTAGAGATTCTGCGTGAATCTGAAGGTCGTCGTGATTACGATAGAGATTCAATAGAGCTTGCAGGAGCAGAGTACGCTGATCAAAACATTGAAGCATGGGAACGTGAGACTCCTAGCGCATCTACAGTAGAAAAAGCTATTGAGCAATCAAGGCTTACTTACGGTGGTTTTGTCGATCCTAGGCTTAAGCAGTGGGAATCAATGACCACTGATGCTAAGAAAAGGAAAGCTTGGAAAAAAGAACTTGATCGTCGTCTAGCTGAAGGTAGTCTTAGTCAAGAATTTCTTAACAATGCTGAAATACCTTGGGATATTGCTCAGTCTTATCGTAGTAAAGTTCCTAATGAAAAAGAGCTGACCGCTAACACTAGTCCTGAAATTAAACAGCTTCAAAATGACCTAACCAAAAACGTTGGTAAAGAAGGTCAACCTATTGATGCTGTTCGTTTGACTCCTGGATTGGAGTTAGCCAAGGATCATGCTACTGCTTTGTACCTAAAACGTAGGCAAGAAAACATCCTAAACGTTGGTCCAGAAGGGTTTTCTTCTGTCGCTGAAGCAGAACGAGAAGCGTATCAGTACGTTAAAGGTTTAGTCGATCTAGGTAATCCTGCTCTTACTAAAGGTAAGGAACCTCAAGGCGATTTTGCTTTTGATCGTAAGCGAGGTTACTATGTATTTAGTCAACCTAGACCAGGTCTGCAAGAAACTCGTGCTGCAGCTCGTAAAGAGCAACAACGAGTGGATTCTATTTTGAATGCATGGCAACAAAGCGGCAAACCTTTTGCAGATATGCTTAACACAATGCCTTTGCTAACTGATGCTCAGGTTGATGATGCTGTTCAAAACTCGTCTGGTTACGGATGGCGTCCTCCAGCAATGGCAGAATATATCTCTGCTAAAAGTGGTGGTAAATACTCTGCTTGGGAAGTTGTCGAACGTCAAGCACAAGCTTTTAGAGGTCAAGGTATCTACATCCCCTCTAGTATTCGAGCTGCTGATGAACAAATCCCACAAGAACATAAAGATGCTTTGAACACGTTCCCTTCCTACAATAGGAGTATGCGTGCGCTTGCTAGCACTAATCAATTTGTTCCCCGTGCTATACCTCAGAACCTTGGTACAGAAGTTGAAAGACTAGCCGAAGCTAATGGATTAGATCCTGCTTTGTTGGCTGGAGTCGTAAGCTATGAGACTAACAACTTCCGTGGTGACAAAGGGAGCAACATTAATGCGCTAGAAAAGACTGCACCTGTGTTGGCAGAAAGGCTGAAAGAACATAACGGAAACGTTAGATCAGCTTTGATGTCAATGGGCGTGGGACAAGCTGAAGGATATGAAGGGGGTGTTTTACGAACCGCTCTCAAATATGGTTATGGTGCTAACGGAAACGTGTTCCGTGCTCCTGGAGCCATGAACCCTATCTTGGCTTACATTACTGGTAATATTGGTCCAACCTCTACTGGTCCTCATCTAGACGTTAAACGTAAAGATGGCAGCTTCTTTGAGTATGCTGACCTTGATGAGTATGTCGTCATTGATGACCCCGACTTGGGTCGTGTACCTTTGAGTTCTGTTAGAGAGACTGGGGATTGGCAAAGCCACACAAGACGTGGCTCTCACGGACGGGACTACGGAACCGCATCCGGTACAAAAGTATACCTGAGAAATGGTGCTCGTGTAGTTGACATGGTTAAAACAGAACATGGAGATAAACTCTTCATTCAATTGCCTACGGGTGAAATCTTTACATTCCTACACGGTGAGGTAGCTAATTAATGGAATTCGATCCTATTGAAATGCAATCGGTCCGCAGCAACATCCAAAACTTTGAGGATGATGTTGAGCGTGACAAATACGTTTACGGCTCCATGCTGGAACGTGCTGCAGAAGCTGAAAAAGAAGCAACACAACAACGTGAAACTGATCAGCAGATCTACAGCAACCTTGAATCTGGTCAGCTAGATCCAGTACAACAGGAACAACAAGGTCAGCAAGAACAAGAACAACAACAGTTTGATGCTAATGCCAATGTCCCTGTGGATATCCTGCGTGCATTCCCTAATGCTGCAGTTAACATCAGTGAAGACATTCTAAACTTTGGTACAGCTGATGACCCTCGGTTTACGCTAGACCCTATTGAACCTCAGATGAAGACCCCGTGGGGTCAAATGACATCTAGTATTGTTCAAAGTGTTGGACCTCTTCTTGGCATTGCAGCGCTTACTCCTAGAGGACGCTCTTTGATACGAACGGCTAAGTTTGCTGGACGTATTGCTCCTGGTGGTTTTCTTGATAAACTGGGCACTGGTTCTGCTGTTCTTGGTGCTGAAAGCTTGTGGACTGTTGCTACTCGGCAGAGTCTTGAACCCAACCTTTCGGAGTCTTTGAAAGAATGGTTCCCTGATCAGACTTCTTGGATTCCTAATTGGCTGGCTACTCGCCCTGCTGATAGTCCTGACACTAAGCGACTTAAAGCTGTTGGAGAAAACGTTGCACTTGGTGGCCTTTTCCCTTTGATCAGTGGTATGCGTCGTCTTCTTAAAGGCGACCCTACTATTATGCAACGGGTAAAGCCTACTAATGAAGCAGGTGCAGCTCTTAAAAAGAACATTGAAAGGACAGAAGTCAAAGGTTATTCTGACGATCCTGTTACTGAAGCAGTCTTGGTTGATGAAGCTCTGAACGCTAAAGACGGCGCAGAGATGGCTGAGGTTAGGTTTGCTAGGGACCCTGAGGGTACGCAACCTGATGCATACGTTAACTCTCCCATGTATGACTCTTACGAGCGTCCTACAAAAGCAGTTAATAGTACTGCTGCTGTTGAGAGTTTTGTTGATGACTATCAAATCAAGAACAACATTGGTACAGTTAATGGACGTTCTACTCCTATTCTGACCAACGCTGCTGTTGACAGCTTGAGTGAGGGTGACATTGTTAGCCGTGCTCTGGTTGACAAAGTGGAAGGTTTGGTAGACAAAATTGTTAAGTCTGGCTTTGTGGTTGAGATGCCCGGTCAGCTTAAGAATCCTAGTAACAAAGAACTGATTGCTAACCTTGACAATCTGGCTGACGCATTCCTGGAAATGCCAGTCAATAAGATGTATGACATCCTGAGACAAGCTGGAGCATTTGAAACTGTTGACGTTGCAGGTCAAGCTCAACGTCGCATGAAGACTATTTATGCTGCAGCAGCTCTGCGTGCTAACAGAAAACTTCTCAAAGAAGTGACTCCTAACCGGATGCGTGCATCTGCAAAGGTGCAAACCGAGCTTGCTGGCGAGATCGCTGATGCTGCTGAAGCTATTGGTTTGGGTGCTGATTCTTTGGCATTTAATACTTTGCAAGATAACATTGGCAACAAACTTGCCGTGCTGACTTATGAGTACGCTCTAACTAGCAGCATCAATGGTTATCTGCTAAACATGTCTAAAGTTGCTCAAGGCGGTAAAGTTACTGCTGAGGATGTAGCTAAGGCTTTGAAGCAATTCAAGATTAGCGCTAAGGAACAAGTTCAAGAAGTTCGCAAACTGTTTAACGATCTTGCTATCATTCGTGATAGCGATCCTAAACTTGCTGATGCTTTGGCTAACGTTTTTGATCTTACCCAAGGTAGTGTCCGAGACGTTGACACTATGCGTAAAATCTTGAGCGAAGCTGTCTCAGGTAGAAGCAACCTTGCTCGTGCTTTTATTAACATCGGTAATAAAGCTCCAGCCTTAATGGTTGAAGGTATTACTGGTCTTTTCTATAACTTTAAACTTAGCTCTTTGTACACTCCTGTTAAGGCGTGGACATCCAACATGGCTAGTTTGTTCATGAAACCTATGAACCAAATGGCAGGTCATTTTCTGTCTGGTCAAGCTCATGAAGCTAACCGTGTTTGGATTGCCTACTTCGGTGGTTTCCAAGATACTATCCGTATGTCTTCTTGGTATGCGGGTACTAGGTTTAGAAAAGTTATGCAGTCTAGTCCTGAGCAGTTGCTGCGTAAAGACTACGCTGAAGCTTATAAACAACGTCAAGCTTGGATCAGTGCTACTGAACAGTATGCTGATGCTACAGGCGATCTGACTATGCAGATGAAAGTCAACGCTGTGAAAGCTATTGATGGATTTAACAACCTTCCTTGGGTTCGTTACTCCATGAACATGATGGAATCGGGTGACGGTTTTGTTGGAGCTTTCCTTGCTCAAGTTGACAAGCGTATGAAGATGCTTGATGATATCTACAACGCTAATAAAAAGATTACTGCTGCTGACATTGATACGGTCAATAAAGCAATGCAGAAAGATGCAAAGAAAGTCATTGCTGGTGCATTTGATGAATCAGGTGAGCTGAAAGATGGTGTTCTGAAATATGCTCGTGGTGAAATTGCCATGAACTTGGATACTCCTATTACTCAAGCTGTTGGTCAATTTACTAGCCAGTTCCCCATCATGAAAACTTTCGTGATGTTCCCTCGAACTGCGTATAACTCTTTGGCATTTACTAGTAAGCATACTCCATTTAGTCAGGAACTGCGTAAAGCTCTGACGCTTACAGATCCTAAAGAAATTGCTGATTACCTGCAAACCAAAGGCATTCCTTTTAGTGAAACTAATTGGATGCGGTTTAAAGCTGAGACCTTTGGTCGTGTAGCTGTTGGTACCTCTATCATGACCTATGCGTGGGGCATGTGGGCTAGCGGTAACATGACTGGTAATGGTGTTTATGACCGAGGCGTTGACCGTCTGACTACTAATATTGCTAGTCGTCCTAAGCGTTCTTGGCGTATTGCTCCTGGCACTCCCTGGATTTCTTATGATGGTATTGAACCTATTTCTAGTCTTTTGGCTGCTACTGTAGATATCCCTGATAACTACGACAGTCTGGGTGATACTGGTTTTAATAACATTGCAAACTCTCTTGCTTTTATCTTTGCAGAAAACGTTACCAATAAGAGCTTCATGGACGGCTTGCAGCCTCTCCTTGACGTGGCTAATGGTAATCAGTATGCAGTGGGTCGTTATGCAGCTAACATCCTTTCTGTGCCCATTCTGGGTCAACTTGGTAATCTAATTAATCCTGGCGTTCGTCAGGCTGAAAGCGATATGCTAAGTCAGATTCGTAAGAAGTGGTCTATTTTGGATGCTGCTGGAATTGGAGATTCTCTGCCGTACAAATATGACATCGTAGAAGGCGGTAAAATTAATGCAGAAGATTTTATCTTTAAAGGTATTCTTCCGTTTAAAATGAGCCCTTCTGGTGGTCCTGAAAAAGATCTGCTGATTGAAAGTGAGTTTGATGTTCAACCTTCTTTCACTTCTTCTCTTGGTGGGGTTCCTTACGACCAAACTCAAATCTCTAAACTTCAATATATTATTGGAGAAAAGGGTTTGTTTAAAAAACGTTTGGCTCGTATTGCTAAACTACCTTGGGTTAAACAAGAGCTGGAATCTATCCGTGAAGCTCGGAGAAAGGGAGCTGACAAAGATCAACTTGATTTAAGCAAATCTAGGCTACATGTTGAAATTCGTGCAGCACTACGTCAGTCTGTAAACGAAGCTAAGTTCCTGCTTGGCAAACAAGATGCTTCTATTGGAGCAGCTGAAAACCTTAAATATCAAACTGAACGGGCTCAGAAACTTAACGATTACGATAAGATTCAGAGACTACTTAATTTGCCTAAATAATCCACCCATTACAATAATTATGTAACGTAATGGCACAAACTCAAGAACTTTATACAGGTGATGGTACTACTACAAACTTCACCTTTCCATTTGAATATATTAAAGAAGCAGACATTAAGGTAAGTCTTAATGGTTCTGATACAACTGAATTCACTTTCGCCAACGCTACAACTATTCAATTTAATGTAGCTCCTCC